CAAAGGTTTGATAAGCCTAAAGTTATAACGCAATCTCAAAGACATATTCAAAAAAATATGTTAAGAGTCGTAATAGCAGACGGAAGTGCATACTGGATATTAAATAATGTTTTTTATACTGCAAATGCTATAAATGGCAGAGTAGATGAAGAAACAATAAAACCATTAGATATTGAAAATATGCCAACAAAAGAATTAGATAAGATGTTATCAATACTTGATGACTTAAAACAAGGGGTAGGGCCAAATGATAGTAGCAGTACAGGGAACAAAGGAATTTAACGACTATAACGTATTCCTTCGTGCCATGAGCGTTGCTCTATCTGGCATGAAAGAAACCGACAATGAGTTTATTGTTTATTCAGTTGGACCAGCAAAAATAAATAATTTTGTGTCTGAGTTTTGCAATTTGTCAGAGCGTGGAATGAAAGCAAGAGGTAAAAAAATTAAATTCTATAATACCGCACCTTCTTGGTTAGATACAAATATAGAGCAATTAAACTATTTTGCTTTTTTAAGTAAACCAAATGAACAAAAGTCTAAACTAGTTCAGACCGCTGAATTAAAAAATATTGAAGTTGGGATTTTTAAATACTAACATGCCAGAATTAAATGCAAATATACCTCCAATTGAGTGTTATGTAAGAGGAAATTTTTTACGTAACCAAGAAGATAGTCATGACAAATATTTTCCATGTGTTATTTTTGGAGTATCAAGTGTTCAAAATCGTAGCCCATTGTTCCATATATTAATGGAAGATGGTGGATTGTGGTGGAGAATGCCAATAAATGCTTTTTGTACAAAACCAGGAATTCCCGAAGAAGACATTCATAACTTAGTTTTATGGAATTCATTTAGCCCAAATATAGCGGTAACAAAATTTGCCAATCTTGCTAATATGAGAATGTCGTATATGGATCGTAATAAAAACAAAATTGATGGTAAATATTTATTTACTCTTGATTGGCATAACCCAGATTCAAATACGATTGATCATGGATACTCAGAAAATCCAGGGCAACATAAGTGTGGTCACGTAATTGAAAGAAATGATGGAAACTTTGCAATACAGCCAAATAACAGAATCTTATTATTTGAGCCCTCATTTACAACTAAATATGGAAATATGGTAATTGATAGACTAATCAATGAAAGTAAGTGGGATGTTGAAGATAATCCTAAATGGATTTTAGAAGACAACAACAGATATCATTATAATATTAAGTCAGGAGAAGAAGAATGATTATTAAAAGTTTAAACACAATGGAAAAAATTATAAATAAAAACAAAAACCTGCTATGGCGTGGGTGGGATGTAATTGATTTAAAAGAATCAGACGTTGCAAAAACATCTCCAATTGGTATTAGAGTAAAAGATAAATGGTATTTGCATAGAATTTATAAGCCTGGCCGTAATGGTTGGGATATACCAAATAAGTATAAAGATTAAATATGAAGCAGCATTTATGGAAAGATACGGCATCTTGTTTAGGTCTTGATACAAACATTTATTTTGACAAATATGAAGATAATGAAGAATCTAGACAGACTGTTGATACGCTTTGTAAACAATGTCCCGTTAAAAAAATGTGTTTTGCCAATGGAATATCTGGTAAAGAATGGGGTGTTTGGGGTGGTGTATACTTAGAAAATGGAGAAATATCAAAAGAATTTAATAAACATAAAACAAAAAACGATTGGTCAAAAATATGGACTGCACTAACCATGGAGAGATAAAATGAATGATATTAATAAAATATGGAATAAAAATTATGATAATGTAAACGATATACTTAAATCAAAAAACATTGAATTTTTAAATCATGGATATTATCCACCACATCCACTTATAGAAAAAGAAAGTGTTGATTTTAAAAATCAACATAGTTTGTATTTGTCACTACTAGACAATCTCAACGTAAAGAATAAAACTATTCTTGAAATAGGATGTGGAAGGGGTGGTGGAATAAAAACTTTAAATAAATATTTTAATTTTAAAAAAGTAGATGCATGCGATATAAATAAAAAAAATATAGATTTTTGTAAAATTGACAAAACAAATATTAATTTTAAAGTTTCTAATGCAGAAAAGTTAGAATATGAAGATAATTCTTTTGATGTAATTATTAACGTAGAGTCTTCTCATTGCTATAAAGATCCTTTAAACTTTTTTAATGAAATAAAAAGAGTTTTAAAAAAAGATGGAATTTTTATTTATGCTGACGTCGGAATGACGATTATGTGTTTCCCAATAGCCTTTAATTTATTTAAAAATATTAATAGAACAGATATTACAGATAATGTAAGAGACTCTTGTAAGGATGACATAATAAATTTTGAAAAATTAAATATTGAAAAAAATGAAAAAGAATGGTTTATAGATATTGCAAAAAATAAGTATCATGAATATTCTTTATCTAATAATCAATACATTAAATATGTTTGTTCAAATAGCGATAAATGGTTTAATAAAGAAAAGGTTTAAACTTATGAAAAAAATAAAAATAATTCCTACTAAAGAGGAAGCCCTTCTTTGTATAAATATTGAAAAATCAAGTGTTCATATACCAAATTGGTATAAAAATTCTAAACAAAAAATAAAAAATTTAGAAAATTTTTCGTTATCTCCTTACATATTTAGTTCAACAACATCTACATATAAAAAATGCTCTCCTTTTTTAGATGCACTAACAAATGGATACATTTTTTATTTATCACAAGACATTGAAGTTATTAGAAAAGAAGATGGTTCTCCATTTATCATGTGGAGAACAGACATTATAGACCCAATAAGTTGGCATGATAATGAACAGTGGAATGGGATGGAATATCCTAAAAATTGCTATAATTTTTTATATAAATGGGAAAATAATTTTATTATTAAAACACCAAAAGGTTATTCAACTTTGTTTACACATCCACATAACAGACTTGATTTACCATTTTATACATTGTCTGGAGTTGTAGATACAGATAAATATAACCTTGCAACTCATTTTCCATTTTTTTTAAAAAATGATTTTACTGGAATTATTAAATCTGGAACACCAGTTGCACAAATGACATTTTTTAAAAGGAATCACTGGTTTAGAGATATTAAAAAATATGATGAAAATTATATAAAAAAAGAAAAATTTAATTTTTTTTCTAACATTGAAAGATCATATAAAAATTTAATTTGGGAAAAAAAGAATTACGATTAAAATAATGTATACAAATTTAATGAGACATGCCGTTCATTCTATAACTGCGCCTAAAGGATTTGGCGTAGAAATTATTGACAACGAGCACTTTCTTACGGTAAAATTAGATGAACGAAAATTTTTGCACATGGGACATGATGATAAAATATCAGCGCTTCAGTATGTAGTAAAATTAAAAAAGGCTTTAGAAGAATGTGGGGCAATAGTGTTAGTAACTAGAGAGGCAGTAAAATGATTAAACAACTTGCAATGCTTTTTTTTTGTAAAATAAGGTCACACAACCTTGTTGATGCTGGATCTTGTCCATTCACTGGTAAAAACTATGCAGCCTGTTTGAGATGTGGAGCAACAATAGCAAAATGAAAAAGAAAATAATTATACTAATATTATCAATAATATCTATCTTTATTGCAATTAATTTATTTTTTGCTTCAAGGCTTAGTCAGTTATCAGATTTAGATTTATTTGACATTGAAGAAGATGAATAGTGCAAACATTCTTACCATATAAAGACTTTGATCAATGCGCTGAGGTTCTTGATAATAAGCGTTTAAATAAACAGATATTAGAGTCTTATCAGATACTCAAAGTTTTATCTGGTCAATCCCCTTCAGGCGCCTGGCGTAATCATCCAGCGGTATTGATGTGGAAGAACGCTGAAAAATCATTAAAAATCTACACAAATGCCATGATTAAAGAGGCTAGCCTTAGAGGTATTAAGACAGATAAGAATAAGTCCAACATAGAGGCTCTGGAAGCCTTTTCTGGGCATCTGTGGGGTACTGATAAGCCAGTCTGGAGTAAGGCATCTCATGTAAATCG